ACTGTGGATTGAATGCAATATTCCCAATGGTATCTTGGCCTACCAAGCCACTGCCACGGTGACCAATAGTAATGTGCCTGTTGTGGGTGCTCAGTATGCTTGGGTTTATACAGGTGGTGGAACACCCATTGACTTTACCAGCATACCCAATCAGTTTACGGGCACCGGAAACACCATAGTTCGTAGCAATACCGCTCCCAGTGCAACTACCAATAGATTTGACTTTGGAATTAACAATACCAGCGGATCTAGTCAAACAGTCCAATGGGGCTATGTCAGAATTGACTAGTAAATAACTATGCCATTCAATATATCAGGAGTTAAAATTGGTCCTGGGGCTCGCATCAACGGCGGAGTAGTTCCTCGCGGCACATTGGCTAATCCTGGATTAAATGCTGTAGACATTTACAACTCAGGGCAAACAACGTCAGGTTGGTACTATGTAAAAACCAGTGCAATGACATCGTCGAAACTTGTTTACTGTAACATGATTGACGAAGGTGGCGGCTGGATGTTAATGACATACAACCCAAATCAGTTATCATCTAACGGTATGTTTTATCCCAACACCTGGGGCTCCAATGGCCAAGGTACACTAGATAAGTTTAGCGTTAACGTAATGGATCTTTGGTTTCACAACGGATCAGCACAATGTACTAGCGTATTAAAAATGGCATCTGTTAATGCTAACCAAGATCCATTCTTAGCCAACTACGAAGTAGCCAACAAAGTAGTTTATTCAAATCCCAGCATATTGAATGTAAGTTTGTTGGCTACTCCCAATGCATTTACCAGTGGGTCAACTTTTAGCGGAACATGGACTCCAGTAAAAGGACAACCTAATATGTCATCTAGTGTACTAGTTAATGCACCAGGTGACTGGTTGTACAACACTGGCTCGGGTTTCTTATGGACCGTGGCAGGACCAAGTACGGCCTACCCTGATTCAGGCGGTAGAAACGGTTCTGGTTTAGGTACTGGTTCTTATACCAGCTCAACCACAAACAGCCATTATGGTATGTTACCCACAGCCGCATATAACAGTTCTAGCTTGTGGACCGGCATTAACAGCTACGCATTTTATATCAAATAATTTGATTTTTGTTAAAATTTAATGTATAATGTCCGTATGATTACGGCTATTCAAGACGCAGTTCGACTATTACTCCCAGCAAAAAGAAAAACTAATTCAGTTACTGGCTGGATAAGTTTTGATGCACCTTGTTGTGAAACACGTGGTCTTACACAACGACGTAGTCAGCGTGGTGGTATGGTACTAAGTCCCGACGGAGTAATTGGATATCATTGCTTTAATTGTGGATTCATAACTGGTTTCCAACCCGGGCGCCATTTAACATTTAAGTTTCGTAAATTACTTGAATGGATGGGTGCCGATGAAAATACTATACAGCGACTAGTAATTGATGCTATACGTATTAAAGAATTAGTACCGCCAGAACAAATTGTTGATGCTAAAGAAACTGAGCCCGTTACATTTAAAGCAAGGCCCTTACCCGATGAAGCACAAGACTTTTTTGCTTTGAATAGTTTTTATACACTAAACAATGATCGAGATGTTCCACAAGGGTATCATAACGCAGTTCTATATACATCAACACGTAAAATAGATTTACAAAAATATCCATTTTATTGGACTCCGGAAAAACAATATAACTTAAACCGGCGAGTAATTATTCCTTTTACTTGGCGTAACGAAATCATTGGCTATACGGCTCGTGCAGTCGACGACACAGTAAAACCCAAGTACCACAGCAACTATGAACCTAACTATGTATTCAACGTAGATCGTCAACGCCCAGATGCTAAATTTGTTATTGTAGTTGAAGGACCATTTGACGCAATGAGTATTGATGGTGTTGCTGTACTAAGCAATGAATGTAGTCGTGTACAAGCTGACATTATTGACGACTTAGATAGAGAAGTAATTGTAGTACCTGACGTAGACAAAGCTGGTGCAAAGTTAGTGGACCAAGCTATACTATATGGATGGACTGTTAGCTTTCCAATTTGGCAAGAAACACACAAAGACGTAGCCAGTGCTGTTGAAGAATATGGTAAATTGTTTGTTATTAAAAGCATACTCGAAGCTAGGCAGACGAACAAGTTAAAAATTGAGTTACATAAAAAGAAACTATATAATTAAACTATGAGTGATAAATTTAACCCCGAAGTCCAAAAATTGTTTTTGGAAATGATGATGCAAGATGCACAGAGCTATGTGCGTGTACAGAACATTTATAATCCAGAAAACTTTGATCGTAGTTTGCGTACAGTAGCAACCTTTATTAAAACCCATTCTGATGAATATAAAGTATTGCCCACATACGAACAGATTAAAGCCACCACAGGCGTAGAACTACGTCCGATCCCAACAGCCGTTAACAATCACCACGATTGGTTTTTAACTGAGTTCGAAAACTTTACAAAACAAAAAGAAGGCGAACGTGCTATTCTTGTCTGCGCCGATTTGTTGGAAAAAGGACAAAGCGAAGGCATTCTTAAAATTATCAAAGATGCTACAGAAATATCTTTAACCAAAGACATGGGTACGGATTATTTTGAAGATCCAAAGCATCGTTTAGAAAAACATTTTAATAACGGATACAAAGTCAGCACAGGTTGGCCAAGTCTTGATGCAATTTTGTATGGAGGATTTAGCCGAGGCGAACTTAATATTTTTGCCGGTGGATCAGGTTCTGGTAAGTCTTTGTTTATGATGAACATTGCTATTAACTGGCTTACAACTAAACTCAATGGTGTTTATATTAGTTTAGAACTTAGTGAAGGCCTGAGCTCGTTACGTACAGATGCGATGCTGTCCAACATGAGTACCAAAGACATTCGTAAAAACGTCGACGATGCTGTAATGAAACTTAATTCAATTAAAAGCAAATGTGGCAAATACAGAATTAAACAATTACCGGCACAGAGTACAGTAAACGATATTCGTAGTTATATCAAGGAAATGGAAATACAAACAGGTGTTAAGATCGACTTTGTTATGGTCGACTACTTGGACTTGTTAATGCCAGTTTCAGCTAAAGTTAGTCCCAATGACTTGTTTGTTAAAGACAAGTATGTATCAGAAGAATTGCGTAACCTAGCCGAAGAACTTAATGTATTGTTTGTAACAGCGTCGCAGTTGAATCGTTCAGCTGTTGAAGAAATTGAATTTGACCACAGCCATATTTCAGGTGGTATTAGTAAAATTAATACAGCAGATAACGTGTTTGGTATTTTTACAAGCCGTGCAATGAAAGAACGTGGACGTTATCAACTTCAGTGTATGAAGAATCGTAGTGGCGCAGGTACAGGTAAAAAGGTTGATTTAGAGTATAATATTGATACTATGCGTATTACTGATCCTGGACTAGATGCACAAGAAAGCAATGCTGGTTATAAACCTGCTACTAATATCTTAAATCAAATTAAAACAAGTACAACTGTAACTGCTGGACCCGGACTTGATGCCGATACAGGCGAAATTACAAACTATAAAACCCCTGGCAGTAGCGTAGAAAGCAACAAATTGAAGCAAATGTTAGCGGGCCTGAAAAGCAAATCCGAATAAATATAAGATAAACAGGAGTAGGCCTTGCAAAAGCGAGCTCGTAGCATACTTGACGAACTAGACACACTACTTGTACACAAAGATCGCGAAAATCTTGTGGAAAGTCGTGCCAGTCATGTCATACAAGGTGCTATAAATCTTATTAACTATATACGTGAAAACTACGAGCCCGAGCAAGCCGACGAGTTAGAGCGCCGTCTTATCAACAGTATTCGCACTCAAGAACCTGAAAAATTTAAACGCGGTGTCAGGAGAATTCGCAGTGAAGATTAATGAAATCTGGGGTGGTGGCTCATGGGCCGGCGTAGCAAAAGAACTTGGTGATAAACTTGCCGGTGGTAAAGGGTACAAACAGCCTGAAGCACGACCTTCATATGGGTACGAAGCAATAGACCCAAACCCTAACGAAATTTTTACTGTTAATTATAAAAATAAAGAATACTTCAAAGACTCTGATGGCACATGGTGGAATAAACCTGTAACCAATGATGAGAATTTGTTTAGCAGAGAAATCAAAGCCGATAAAGAAGTAAAAGATATTCTCGATAGATATGTTGTGTCCGGTGATTATGACAAAATAAACGTAGAACAACAAGGACAAGATTTTGTAGCAGAGCCAACAGCAAATCAAGAACCTGCCGCTGATCCAGCGCCAGCCGCACCCACTCAACCTACTCCAGCGCCTGCCGCACCTGCGCCGTCTGATGCACTACAGGGTAAACATTTGCCAACTATGGTAAGGTTACCAAGTGGCAAAGAAGGAATTAAATTCCAAGGTAAAGTTTTTACTCTTAACGACCAAGGACAATGGCAATATTTTGGTAGCAATAAACCAGTGCCTAAAGATCTCCAAGACGAGTTTGATGCTGTTATTGGATTTAACAACTCCGAGGAACCGGCACCAGCACCAGCCGCACCTACACCGGCTGCGGCACCAGCACCAGCCGCACCTACACCGGCTGCGGCACCAGCACCAGCACCACAAAGAGGCCCACGTCCGATTGTAGTAAAAGGCGCCAGCGGAGATGAATATAGATACAATGACGCAGATCGTAAATGGTATCAAGATGGTCAAGAAGTAACCGATCCTGGTAGCCTACAAAAATTACGTCAGGCCGCTGAAGTACAATTCCAAAATAGAGCAATGAGTGTTCATGAGTCAATAGACCTTGGGCAGGTATTGTGGAACAAAATGAAAAGAGTAGACTAATGTATTTTTTAGTTGAAGGCGGAAATGTATTTGATAATACTAGTGATGTTGCTAAAAATGATGTAGCAACAGTAGTCGGCACAATTAAACGTGACTTGCCTAGTGGGCTATTAAAGAGTTTACAAACAGACATTGGATCTGCAGGTTATAAAGTAGCCAGCGGCGACATTGATTTATTCTTGGATCAAGATGAGGTAGTTAAAAACTTTGGTGTAGAAGATGAAAAGCAAGCCAAACAAGCATTGGCTCAATACTTCCAGGCCAAAGGTTATGGTGTAGCAGTCAAAGGACGTAACGTACACGTTGATGTTCCATACAAAACAACTGACGGCAAAACTCTTTATGCTCAAGTTGACTTAATGGTTATTCCTAATTCTAAAAAAGTTGCAGACTGGCACCAACATGGCCTACGTGGCATGTATAACGATCCTAAGTTTAAGGCCAGCCAAAACTTTATTTTATTAAACAGTATTGGCAAAGCATTAGGTCTTAAAGTTGATGCATTTGGCGGAGTGGTTATGCGTCGTGACAACAATGAAGTTGTTGCTGACAATAGAGCCGCAGCCGCAAAGATATTGTTAAACCCCAAGGCCAAAGCTGACGACTTAAACTCTGTTGCTACTATTATGGCCGCACTACAAAACGATCCTGATCGTGAAGCTAAACTAGCACAAGCACGTCAAGACCAAGCTAAAGGCCTACTAACACTACCAGAAGATGTTGCTCCGGGCACAGCTGGGTGGTTTAGAAAGATGGGCCATCAACTATGAGAGCCCACGAATTTCTAAAAGAAGGTGGCTGGGACACTACAAAAACACAAAATACAGTACTACATCCTCGTATTGTGGCAGTAGCATTACAAGTAGTAGATCAATTTGTTACAGACTTTAATCGTTGGTTAGCCAATCAAGGAGTAGGTTCTATAAAACGTGGTCGTCCTACAGGCTCTAGTGCTTACCACGAAATTGACAGCCAAGAAGATCCTGACAAAGTCTATGGTGATATTGACCTGCAGATGATTGCCCCGTATGTGCCTGGCGCAAGTTACGGACAGTTTACAGCCTACTGGAATAAGTTAGCCGATGAGTTTGTTAAAACACAACAGCCTAATTATGTAGATATGGCTGAAAGCAAACCTGGTCATCCTATATTTGCTGTTGGTGATAAAGATTTTGTACAAATTGATTTTATGTGGCACGAAGCTGAAATGGCCGCTTGGGGCGCCGCCCGTGTTACTCCTGAGCGTGGGCTTAAAGGTCTACTAACAGGAAACATGTACAGCGTATTTGGTGAGTTGTTAGACATGAGTATACAACACGCTGGTGTACAATTAAAAGTTATCGATGATCAACACGTTCCGTTTAGCAAACAAAAAGGAACAAAAGTTGTTACAGTATCTACAGACCCAGAGACATTTATACTAGACGTCTTTAACTATGAAGCTGAACAGTTAGGTATTAAGAATCCTAAGGTTAGTCCATTGCTACAACAGAACTCGGGTAACAAGTTAGACGATGTAAAAATTAGTCGTTTAGTCAATGGTGTAAAAGGATTTGCTGAAAGTTGTGATATGAACAATATGTTTACACAAGGCGACTTAGCAGGATTTCTGTCGGGTAAAGACTTTATACAAAAATTCTGGCAACGTTACGAAGCTAAAGCTATGGAAGACGTAAATAGTAAAAAGCGTGACAAAGCAGAAACGCCGCAGGCTATTGCCCGTGCTGACCAAGACAGACAAAAAGTTTTACAAGGACTGGCAACAGTCAAAGGATATTTTTAATGGATTTACAGTTTATTACTGAAGTTGCCGCGGCACCTGCAAGGACACCTCATCCAGAGGACAGTATCTTTGATGGTAGTGCCGCCGCCGCACAATCAGTGCAAGCTCTTGAGTTTGTAATTGCAAATCCTGGCAGTCTTACTATTAAATGGGACGGAATGCCAGCACTAGTATTTGGTCGTAACGCTGACGGTAAACTAATTGTTACAGACAAGTACATGTTTGATAAACCCAACGGTCGTGTAACTAGCCCACAGGGCTGGGTAGACTACGATGCCGCACGTGGTGCTAACCGTGCAGACTTATATCAAAAGATTGCTAACATCTGGGGCGGCATCGAAGAAGCAGTTGGCTCTACATCGGGTTTCTTTTGGGGCGACTTACTATGGTGGTCAAAATTACAGCCTGTTAAAGGACAGTTTGTTTTTAAACCAAACGTAGTTGAATATCATATTCCTGTTAAAAGTAACATAGGACAAATTATTGCCGGACGCAATGGTGGCATTGCTGTACACAGCTACATGGCTGACGAACAGGCAAAACCACAACCGTGGACAGGACAGGGATTAAAGCAAGACGGATCAGTTGCTATATTAACTCCTAACGCTGGAATTAAATTTAAACTAAACGACCCTGTACAATTACATAAGCAAGCATCTGCCGCAGTCAAGCAGTATGGTGCAGTTACTGAAGATTTCTTAACAGGCTTAGATGGTGTAGCAAAAGCCGCACTTAAAAAATATACAAATCACAAAATTACTGGTCAAACTAACGAAGATTTAGTTCCTTGGTTACAGAAAAATATCAGTGGCGTACAGTATAAAAAGTTAGTAGGCGAGCAAGGCGACGGGTATCTAGTACAAAAGCAAAACGGTTTACAAGGCTTATTTCTTATTTGGAACGCAATATATCAATTTAAAGTTAATCTAGCTGATCAGCTAGAACAGCAAGTACAGGGTATGCAACAGTTTGTCAACGGAAAACCCGGTGGCGAAGGCTTTGTTTTTAACACCCCAACAGGCCTAGTAAAGCTAGTAAACCGCGGAAACTTTAGTGCGGCTTTATTTGCTAAAGAGGAGTAATTTATGAACGAAACCGGTGTAGCCAACTACATTGACAATCCTATAAGCCCTATTATAGGTATTCCTGTACGTACACCCATTGACCATCCGATAGGTGTAAGGCCTTTTATTAGACCTCTTAACGATTCTGGTTCTGTTTACAGTGGCCCTATGCCACCTATAACTGGCGTAGCAAACCGCTAAAAATACCGTTTTTTCCTAGTTTGTATAAATAAATGTATGCAGAGATGCACATATATTAAGGAGATTTAAAAATGGCAATCCAAACTCGTTATGCAGGTGACGCACAAGGCGTTAACAACGTTGACTCTAACTTCGCTGGTGCTTTAGGCACAATCGTAGCAACAGGTTTAACAAAGAACCCAACAGCTATCAAGATCACTTTGGCAAACAGCCAAACTTTCACAGTAGCTGAAAGCGGTACAGGCGGTGCAGTAGAAACAATTCTACGTTCTATCGCTATTGACTCTACAGTTGTTATGTATCAAGTTGATACATCACAGTTGAGCGTTTTAGTTGAAGCAATTGGTTGCTCAACAGCAACTCTACAAACACGTATCCAAGCTCTTGGTAACGTAGGTGTAGCGGCTAACGTATATTGCGGTGGCGGTGTTGCAGTTAGCTCAAGCAACGGTTTCAAATTAGCTTAATAGTTAATTTAAACAAAATAAAAGAAGCACTTCTTGTAAGTGCTTTTTTTATGGCCGCTAAATACTTTTATCATGTCATACGAATCTACAGGACTTCAATTTTTTGCCGGCTACAGTCTAGTAGACATTACAGCCACGGGAGTCACACGTAGCACCGATCCTGAACAGCTTGAACGCAATCAGCAACGTAACTGGGAAACAGTTTTGCAATGTATGAGTTTGCGTACACAGCCACAACATGTACAATATCCAACTGTTGATGAAGTTAATTTAGAAAATTTCCACTTCGGTGATATGTATCACGGAACACATCGAGTATGGACTTGGATGTGGGCAGTTGAATCTCAAGGTGTATATGACCTTAACAATAAACCACTTGGCGGGTTGCAAACAGATTTTGAGCAAGTTCCAATAATTACGTTTTTATCCGAAACAGCCCGCTTTATGTTACCAATCTTTTACCCCTACGGCACTATTAAAAATATATACTTTAGCCCAGTGCAGGTTAATTGATAAATAACATAGATGCTACAAGGCACCAATCAAGGCTCAAATTACGGCACATCTAGGCTTTACTAACCGCATCGCTTACACAACCAAGAAAGCGAAAAGTACTAAATGTCATCAACTGATATTGAAAAGAAAAGTCTCGAAGCACACGTTGAGTTATGTGCCGAGCGGTATTCTAACCTAGAAGAAAAATTAGTCAACCTTGACAACCGTATGGGCAATTTAGAACGCCATATTGTAGATATCAAAGATAAAATCACTGGAACAGGTAATGACAGTTACAAAACTATCATTACTATTGGCACCAGCATTTTTGGTGTATTATTAACAGCAATACTAGGTATCCTAGTACACTTTGCAACTAAATGAAAATAGTAGAATTACTCAATAGCGTCAAGCTAGGAATCACAAATGAGCAAGCCGATTTGCTCGGACGTTTTCAACATGAGCCAACCATATCAAAGAACTCTCTCAGTGAGCGAGAGCAAGTAATAGCAAATCAATTAACCATGCAAGATGTATTACATCGAGCACAAAAAGATGGCCAAGTCACGTACAAGAAAAAAATTCGTTAAACAGCCCAGTCCCGCATTAAAACGAGAATTTAGTAATCTAGCAACAGATTACATAAAGCATTGGACTACTCAAGAGATTAACAGAATTCAAAGCACTGAAAGCAAGGTGCTCTGCATACCCGCTAAAAATGGATACTTAGTGGGCTCCTACAAGTTAACAGTACACCCTAATAAAACCTGCGATGTATACGATCACAATCGTGATTTTGTGCATTGCTTTGACAGCAAAATATCAGCTATTTTGTTCACAATTTACACCCTTAGAAAACGCTATTGGACCGCAGATGAATTGCTCCTGTGGGATAAGGAAATAAATAAACATTATACAGACATACTGGCTTTACGTAACTCTATTGCAAAAGCACGTCAGCGTCAGGACTATGAAAGTGTAGATATTAGACAAGCCAGGCTTGACATAGCAGAAAGCAGGCTAAATTTGGCTAGGGACAATATATTAAAATTACACAAGACTGCTAAATACTATAAAGTTTGGGAATAACAACTATGAGACTCTCTGAAATGCGAACCGAAGTAACACCACAGAAAATTAACAAAGTTATGGAAAGCCGCTTTGGTTTTACTATTGACTATGATAATTTAACTTATGCTAAGGCACAACGTCTAGCTAAAGCACTTGGTGAAAACATTAGTACCATTAAAAAATCATTTGGTGCTCACACAGCAGAAAAAAATCCTAAGTACATGGAATTGATGCTGGTTAAAGAAGGTCTAGACAAATGGCTAAACAGTGAGCAAGGTTTGTTTGAATCTGAAATGGGTCGTAGCGAAGCTGTTCTAGCCGCTAAGAACATTACTGATTCTATCCAAGACATGTTAGAAAAAGTTAGCAAAATGCAAAACGAAGAATTGCCTGCTCTAATTGATACTATCCGTGATCAAATTGGCGGCGAGCAAGCTGAAGCATTTAAGTCTAGTATTGCTCCGGTATTATCAAGTCTATATCAAAGCATGACGTCTGGTCGTGAGTCTGCAGACAATGCTAGCCGTGCATTAGCCGGTGAACAAGTTAACGCACCAATGGACATGGGTATGGGCGGTATGGATGCCGGCGCAGACGCAGGCCTTGGTGATGAACTAGGTGGCGCAGCCGACCTAGGTATGGACAGCGATTTAGACGCCGATGGCTTTGATGCAACTGATGCCGCTGTTGGTGGCGAAGAAGAATTAGGACGCGAGCGTCGTTAATCCATGCGTATTAATGAAATCATTCTAGAGGATACATTTGGTATTCCAAATGAGGCTATTGAAGATGAAGCAGAGACACGTGGTGACTCTGCTTTAATCACTTCTTTAGAATGGTTACGTCACGAAGCAGAACAATCAAATGCTATAACACCACGTGTAGCAGTTGACACAGTTATTGATCGTGTACGTGCTATTCCTGGTAACGAAGCGTTTAACTTTGCCGCACTTGACGCCGCATTTAAAAGCAACGAAAGTGTTAAGGCGTTAGTCAAAGGTATCAAAGATGATCCACACACTGGTGGCAAATATGTTTATCTTGCTCCTCCAGAAAATACTGTTGACGATACAGATCCATTGGGTGCAGATAGTGCTCCAGCTGGCGATCCTGCAAAAATCGTTTCCAGAATGGCCGACAAAGCCCGTAATAACTAAACCAATCCATTTGACAAAAAACTTTAAATACGCTATAATAGCGTAAAGAATATCTATGGACTCAAATAACTTATCTCTATTAGACACCAAAGGATTTGTGGTATTACCACAGTTCTTAAGTCCAACCGAAATAAAGTTTTTAAAACAAGAT